GACGACGCCTGTAGCAGTGCGCCAGCCGTCTCCAGCCCGCCGCCATCGATCCCCGCCTCAGCAACCTGCTGAATGATCGACTTGCTGAAGCCCTTGGCCTTCAGCTGCTTCAGCGCGGACGCGAACGCGGTGACCTTGTCCCGGGACACGGTCATCCCCGACCGGATCGAGCCCAGGGTTACCGTGGTGTCCGAGCCTGCGCCCTTGGTGATGTTCGCTGAGCTGATCAGACTCGACTTCACGCCGTCCTTCAGCGCCGAGGCCGCGTCCTTCAGGCTGTTGAGCTTGTCCTTCGCCTTGTCCAGCGACGCTGTGACCTTGGTGAGCGCCTTCTCATACCCGATGAGTTTCCGGCCCGTCGAGTCGAGCTGCTTGAGCAGCCGGTTCTCGGTGCTGCCGTGCGTCGACTTCTGGATGATGGAGCGCCACTGATTCAGCGCAGACACCAGCGACCCCGTCGAGTCCGGCCGGCCAAGCGCATTCCCGAACTCCGACCGCTTGTAGCCCGCGGTGTGCCCGAAGTGGCTGATGGTCAGGTCGCCCATCGCATCGTGCCGGGCGTCCCGCTCCGCCTTCGCCGCGTCCTTCGCCTTCTGCTGCGCCTTGGTCAGCTTGACCTTGCCGCCCTTCGCGAAGTGCGGCATGTCGACCTGGCCGTCGTTGACCCGCTGAAGGAACTTCTCGCCGTACTTCTGCACCGCTGCGGCCTTGATGACGAACTCGCCGTTGCTGAGCCACGGTGCCGGGACATCGTCCGAGGTGCCCGTCCCCGGGCCGCGCACGAGGCCGCCGTCTGCGTACCGGAACCCTGAGCCCTTCCCTGTGTACAGGCCGCCCGTCGCGCCGACCATGTCGTGCAGCGACTGGCCCCTGGGGATGCTGCCCGCGACGGAGTACTGGGTCCGAATGTTGTGGAACGTCCAGGTGGTGGCTTTCTTGCCGTCCAACGCCCGCAGCGCTGCCGCCACGCTCGCAATCCCGGACAGCGCCTGCCCGTTCTTGCTGGTGACCTTGACGCTGCCACCCTTCAGGTGGGTGACCTTGTAGCCCAGGGACTCAAGCGCCTTCTCGGCACCCGACGACAGGGCTTTCAAGGTGACGGTCCGCGTGCCAGGCGTCTTCTTCACCGCCGCGTTGAACGCCTTGAGGCCCGCCTCCGCAGCCTTCATGTCGACCTTGAGCTTGACGGCCTTCGCCTTCGGCGCCTTCAGCAGCTCGTTAGCCAGCTTCTCGGCTTCCTTACGGGTGTCACCCATCGCCATCGCCCGGTCGACAAGAGCCTTCCGGCCTTCCCCATACACCTTGTTGACCTTGTCGACGGAGAAGTGCTCCTTGTTCATCTTGTCGACGTAGTCCTCAGTCTTCGCCGCGAGATCCGACAGCACAGCACGGTTCTTACGGCCCGCATCCGAGTGGATGTTGAGGGTCCGGCCGTTCTCCTTGACCGCCTTCGCCGAGTCATCGATGGCCTGCTGAAACGCGGTCTCCGCATCGAACGCGCCCCGGTGTACAGCGTTCAAGGCCATGATCGACTGTTCGAGGCCCTTCGCGCTCATCGCCTCAGCATCAAGGCTCTTCTGCGTCGACATTGCTGCCTCACCGAACACACCCATCGAGTCCGCAGTGAGCTTCTCGCCCAAGGACACGCCGCCCAGCGCGCCCTCGTAGTCGTTCATCGTCGCCTTGAAACGCTTCGCAGACCCGCCACCCGCGATCCACGCCTTCTCCAGCCGCTCAGCAGCCGCACGAGCAGTGTCCGCATGCCCGTTCTGCACCAGGCTCGCGAGGCTCTTGTCGACCGCGTCAACATTCTCTTTCGCCCGCGAAATACCCGGCCCGGACGCAAGCCCAGTCCACGCACCGAAGTCGCTGATCCAGGTGGCGAGCTTGTTGTCCGAGGCGCCCTTCGACACCATCGCGATACTCGTACTGAGGTCGGAGAGGTTGTGCTGCAACTCGCCCGTGACCTTCCCGGACCGTCCCAGATTCCCCAACGACGTTGTCAGCCGGTCGACATCGATCGGCGCCCGGTCGTAGCCCGCCAGCTCGTGCAACGCCATGACGAGCGCGGCAACCGCCGCGACCGTGACGCCGAGTTTCGCGCCCGTGCTCAGCGCCGAGAACGCCGCGCCGAGACCACGGACACCGCCGCCGGCCGTCACGAACGCCTCGCGCATGTACATGGCCTTCAGCGCGACCGTCTCGAACACACCTCGGAGGGCGAGGGCGCCCCTCGAAAGCCCGCTCCACACCAGCTTGGCTGCTGCGATCGCCTTCATCGCCACGGCGACCGCAACCGTCGCCACCGCCAGGCCTGCAAGCGAGCCGGCCAGGGCGACCGTTGCGCCCTTGTGCGCGAGCATCACGCCGACGACCGCCTGCAACGGCGGCATCAACTTCGTCCCGACGGTGATCGCCAGCGCGTCGAACCCGGACTGGAGCGCCTTCATCTGGAACGCGAACGTCTTCTTCGTGTCTTCCCACGACTTGCCGAACTTGTGCGCGCCCTCCTCCAGCGCCGGGTACTTCGACTCCAGCCGGTCCATCTGGCTGACCAGCACGTTCAGGCCGGCGCCTGCCTTGCGGCCGAACGCCTCGGTGATGACCTGGCCCTGCTCCTTCGAGGAGATCCCGGCCTTCTTCATCCGGCCGACGAGGTCTTCGAGGGCGAGCTTCAGGCCGCCCTTCTGCATGTCCTTGCCGAGCGTGTCCGTCGTCAGGCCCAGCCGCTTGAGCGTGGCACCGGCCGTTGCCACCGGGTGGGCGAGCGCCATCACCGACATGCGCAGCTGGTTGCCCGCCAGCGAGCCGCGGATGTTGTTGTCGCCGAACACTGCGAGGGCGGCGCCGACGTCGGTGATGTTGAGGCCGAAGCCCTTGACCGTGGCGACCATGCCGCTGCCGAACGCGTTGGCGAGGTCCTGCATTTTCATGTCGCCGACACCGACGGTGGCGTTCAGGACACCCATCGCCTGGCCGAAGTCCTCGACGCCGGGAATCCCGGAGGCGACGGCTGCGGTCAGCGCGTTGGTGACGTCGACGAGGTCCGCGTGACCGACCGTGGCACCCTTCGCCGCGGTCTCGACGAGGGACAGAGCCTTCTTCGAGGAGATGCCCATGCTCTCGAAGTTGGACTCGACGTGGAACAGAGACTCGGCCAGCGAATCCGGGTCCTGCGCCACCTTCCCCGCGAGCGAGAGAACGCCCGACTTCAGGCCCGCCATCTTGTCCTGCGCAACACCCGCCTGCGTATGCAGCAACGCCATCGACGCGTCGAACTTCGCGGCCATCTTCACCGACTCGTAGCCGATAGCCGCCAAACCCGCACCGGCGATCATCGCCGTCTTGTGGAAAGCCCGCATCCCCGCACCGGCACTGTTCACCTGCGCATTGACGCCGGCCATCGCCGGGCCGGTGAGATTCTTAGCCGTAACCAGAATCTCCACCACGTTCGCCATCTTCGGAATTCACCCCCAATCGCTCGATCTCCAGCAGGCGGAATGTCTCGGCGGGCTCGGCCTCAATCTCCGACGGCGTTTTATGCCAGCGGTCACACAGGCCGAGAATCATGCGGGCGTAGGTCAGCTCGCCAGGCTCGGTGACAGGGCTTCCGTCGGAATGGAGGCCACCTGGGAAATCTCGCCAGAGGGTGAGGTCGCGTCCAAAGGGGCGGGAACCCCGGAGACGGCTTCCATCCACCGGTTGATGATGTCGAGGATCAGGTCGTCGTCCTCGCCCTTCATCGCTTCGAGAGTGGTCGGGACCGCCTCGCCCGTCTCCTCGTCTTCGAGGTTCCAGTCGAGGATTCGGTCAGCGAGGAGCTCGACGGTGCCTTCCAGCCCGTCCTTCCCGCCGGCGCTCTTGCCGCTCTTGGCTTCGAGGAGCTGACCCATGTTGAGGGAGCGGATACTCACTTCGAGGCCGGCGTAGTCGCCGTCCTCCCACTTCAGGCGGTAGATCTTGGGGTTGCGCTTGAAGCCCACGTGGGCCTCCTATCTAGAGGCGGACATACCAGGACATATGCCTAGGACCAGGTCGGTACGGCGCCGTCAGCCAGCACGCCAGGCACGGCGAAGGTGAACTCGCCGCCGTCCGCGCGGGTCAGCGGGTAGTCCGTGAACAGCACCTCGTTCGCCAAGGTCTTGGCACTCACGACGAGCGTCACCGTGCGGGCCACGCTGGTGGACGGGACGGTCTTGAACACGTCGTGCGACATGTTCGACGCCGGGTTGAAGACGCCGTTGAACGTCACGGAGAAGTCCGCGAGGAGCAGCAGCCGCTCGTAGGCGCTCTTGTCGATACCGGTGATGTCCTGCACGCCACGCGGGGTGGCGAACTGAAGGTTCGTGAAATCGTTCTTGATGGTCTGCGGAGTCCCGGACGAATCGTCCACAGACGCCGTAGTCCACCCCAATCCGGACGACTTGGCCATGGCTTAGCCCCTTTCGATCTGGTCTGCGATGTTCTGCTGGTGCTCGCCGAAGTCCTCGACCCACAACTCGGGCCTCTGGTGCATCCGCGTCTTGGTGCCGCGTGGGTTCCCGCGGTAGTCGCCGTCCCGGACGATGAACAACTCCGGCCGGTCCAGGCGCGTCCGGTGCTCGCCGGCGCGGAAGCACGGCTGGCCGGCCTCGAAGTGCAGCCACGTCTCGCCTGCCGCGACGGCGAGTTCGGTGTACCGGTAGGGCACCCACTTGCCGTTGACCTGGAAGCGAGCCGTCTTGGCCGTGTGCAGCATCTCCGGCGGCAGGCCCTCAACCCGGACCCGCCATCCGCCCAGGTAGTCGGGGCAGTCCGTCTCCGCGCACGTGGCTGGCCGGTGGTGCGTGCTGGCCGGGGCGACGATGGAGTACGTCTTGTACGCCTCAGGGCCCATCTGGGGCTGGATCCGGCCCATCAGAAGCTCACCGCCGTGTCGTTGCGAACGACCGTCACCGCGAACACGGCGTTGGAGAACGTGCCAGTCGTGACAACACGCAGGTACCGTTCGACGGTCTGGCTGGACGACGTCGCGATGCGCTGCGACGTGACCCCGGTGGCCGCGGTGAACCCGCCGCCGGTCACGTCGGTGAAAGCGTCGCCTGCCCCGTTGTCGCTGGACTCCTGCAACTTGACCGTCACGGAGGTGCCGGTGAAGGAGAAGACGTGCAGGTAGGCCTGGAGACCGAAGTTGGTCGAGCCGGTGCCGAAGTCGACCGACGTCCCGTTCGTCGCGGTGGTGTCCGTCCGCTTGCCCGCGGTGAGCTGTAGCCCCCACTCCAGGCCGAAGCCGTTGCACTGCGCCTCAACCGCGAACGTGAACTCGCCGGAGTCGCCGCGGGTGCCGTCGTAGTTGATCTGCTTCGACACCTGGCAGGCCGACGGATTCCCCAGCGTCGTCCCGCGCGCGTAGGTGCAGATCACGTCCGCCGTCGGCAGAGCCGCGAGCTTGTCGTGCGTCAGCCCCAGAGCCGGGTTGAAGAAGGCCTTCCACGACATGCTGCCGGTGCGCAGGCCGCCGATCCGCTCGTGCGCGCTCTTGTCGATGCCGGTCACATCGAGCGTCGCCGGACCCCCGGACAGGCTGATGCTGCCGATGTCACCGGACATGTCGTAGCCCGCGATGTAAAAGTTGTCGCCGAGCCCGCTGGTCTTCATGCGGCCCTCCTTACGTTCGAGATCAAGCGGCTTGGGACCACAGGTCGTTCACCACCAGGGGAAGGGTGATCGTGAGCACCCGGTATTCGGCCCCCGACGTGGTTAGGTAGCCGGCGCGTGCGGACAGGGGGTCGCCGTAGGCGCCGAGGAGGTCGACCTGGCGGACGAGGCCGTCGAGTTCGAAGTCGCCGGAGTAGGCGGCCATCAGCGCGTCGAGGGCGGTCATCATGTCGGGGTCGATGGCGTCCTCCGGCTCGGACACCATCGGCGTGTACAGGCGCACGTTCAGCGCGAGACGGACGCTGGTCGAGTCCAGGCCGGAGCTGCCGCGGGCGGGGCCGATCTGCTCCACCCACACCGCGCACGTGAGTCCAGACTGCGGCGCGGACTTCGGCTCGTGGCCGTTGACCGCGGAGAAGAACCCGCTGGCCAGGGCGTGGGACTCCACTGCGTCGAGGATGGTGCGAATGTCGAGGGCCATGTCAGATCAGCCCCATCGCCTTGTAGCGGGCCAGGAGCTGGACGGCGATCTGCCGGGCTTTCTGGTCGACGAGGGGCTTCGTCCGGCGGAACGTCTGGTAGCCCGCGAACCGGGTGACCGGCGAGTTGCGGCTTCCGACTCCTTCGAGCCACGGCCCGTAGATCACGTTGCCGTCGGAGACGCGGTAGCCCTGCCCGGCCCTGTCCACGCTGATCCGCGACTCGTAGTAGCCGGTGGGGTGCTGGAGCACGGCCTTCAGCCGCTGCCGGACCAGCTTCTCGCCCTGCTCGGCGATCCGCAGGCTGATCTCGTCCTGGAAGGTGTGCATGGCCGCGGCGGTACGCCCGTCGAACATCGGGCCCCGCTTGGCCACACGCACGTCGAACATTGCTTCAGGCATGTCACACCGCCCTGTGGCGGGCCTTGCGGCCGTGTTCGGTGTACGTCTGATCCCGCAGCGTCTGGAGCGCGTCCGCGGACACCTTGGCCGCGCTGTTGCCGGTCGTGGACGCCTTCAGGAACCAGCCGGAGCGCTCCTGCGTGAGGATC